AAAACCATTATCTATTAATTTCATTTGAGTTTCTGGTAAAAGATTTAGTTCTCTAGCTCTAGTAGATCTTGCGTATCTAGGTCTATTATATGCATATCTTTCATATAATAAATCATCAATATTATCTGTATATTTAGTTTTTTCAAATCTTATAAAAGGAAAGTGTGTAGATAAATCATCAACTAATTGATTTAATTTTTTTTCATTTATATATTTACCTTGTTTTTGTAAATCTTCTCTAATTATATCTTTAAATAATGCTTTATTTTTTTCAATAGCATTTTTAATATAAATAATATTAATATAGTCTGCTACTAATTTATCGGCTCTTATTAATCTTTCTTCTAACTTTTTAATTTTATTTTGTATTTCTGTTCTAGAAAAAACAGATTTAGTTCCATCTACTTTGGAAGTAGTAGTAAATGTTCCTTCACCTTTTTTAATCATATTTTCTAATATAGATTTCCACATATTAAGTTCTCTTTCTATAGGAAGTTTTCTAATACCAAGATCTTGTACTTCTTTACCTATTGGTCCATAAACATTATCTTGTGTTATTCTAGCAGCAGCTGCTACTTCTGGAACTTCATGTTGCATTTTATTAAGTCTAGCTTTTGTAACTTCAGTAGCAAACTCTTGTAGACTCATAAATTCACCATTCATTCTATTATGTAAATTAATACCCAGTTCAGTTTTTGGAGTTTTGCCTTGTACTCTATTAACATATAAAAGATATTGTTCTTTAATACCTTTCATTGCTTGTATTGATAAAGCTTCTCTCATTCTAAGCTTTGTTTCAATAGATGCTTCTGTTGCTTGAAAACCATATTCTTTTGTATTTTTTAATTTTAATAATGGAGTATCTAAAATATCTGCAATCATTTTTCTTGCAGTTTTAGATGATGATTTTGTTAATCTAAAAACATTTGTCCAAGGACCATCTTCACCAAATATACCTAAATTACTTTTAACAAATCTTTCACCTTCAAAATCTGATTTAGGAGTAGGTTGTACTTTTTGTTCATTAGCAGCAGCTCCAACAGATCCTGTTGTTTTTGTTTCTGTAGGATTAATAAATTTACCATCTTCATAAATTTCTTGTGTCATAGTTTTAGGAGGAGCATGATATGCTTTATCTGCTTCTATAATTCTTTGTTGTGTACCTGCACCAACAGATCCTTTTGCCATTCTATTCATTATGTATGGTAAACCATATCCACCTGCTACTACCCAAGGAACATAATCATCTGGTCTAGTTGGTTCTATCATTTGTTTTGTAAATTCTTCTCCAGTAAATGCAGTACCAAAAACTTTTGCAGATTGTCCAAACTTAGTAAATAATAATGCTGTTGATGGATCTGTAAAAGCTCCTGTAATTTTACCTATATGATACCAAGGACTAGAATAATTATGTTCTGCATTTTTTTGTAATTTATTTATAATTGCTCTAGTTTCATCTGCACTTTTGCTAAACATAAATAAGTCATAAAAATCTCCATAGTTTTTAAGTTGTGGATCATTTTTTGGATTATAGGTTTTATCTTCTGGAAAATCTTGTTTATTTAACAAATAATCTATTGCCATTGTTGGCAAATTTTCTGAAGCAAAACCATCTGCAAAATCTTTAATTACATCAAATTGAATTGGATTTTCTCTTTGTTCTGCTAAACTTTTTGCATCAGAAGGTCTAAAAGGAAAAGCTGTCATTAATTCATTTTACCTAGTTTACCACCATAAGAATTAATACCTCGATTATATCCTTCAAATATCATAGCATCTAAAAATTGTTGTTTACCAGGTGGATAGTATTCATTAAATGCTTCTGATCCCATTTCATGCTCTATCATAAATTTAATTAATCTATACATTTGATTAGAGTCATAAAAATTAATTTCTGTATCTCTAGTAAATTCTGTTTTTTCTTCTAATGCTTGTAAATAAACATCAGTTTTTTCTGCATATGAACTAAGTATTTCTTCTATAGTAGGTGTATCTCCATATCTTTTAGTTGTTTCTGTAGGAGATAATGTTGAATTATTTATCATTACTCTTACACCAGCTCTAATAGAGTCTACAGGACTAGCAAAGATTGCTGCTTGATTATCTGTATCTATATCAGTTAATTGACCTTCCCAAGTTTGATCTGTTTTCATCACAGCCATATAATTATTTGTTCTAAATGTTAATGGTAAATCTTTATTTTCATAATTATTATAAACGTGTTGTCTAAAACCTAATTGTAGGTTTTGATCTGTATAGTTTATTTTATGTGGAGGAAATGCAGATTCTATAAGTTTATCTTTTTTATCTATTCTCATATTTCCTATTATTTGTTTATCATAAGAAACTATATCGTTTATTTCATTATTGATTGCAGCAGCTTTATCATAATAATCTTCTACATTTACATCTTTACCTAAAACTTTTAGTATAAAACCAAATGGTTTTACTTCAGCTGGTACATCATCTATTAAAGGAAAGTCTGGATAAAATCTATAATCAGAAGCTTCAATCATAGTTTTAGTTGTTCCAAATAAAAACTTTCTAATCCAACCTTCTACTGCATTATCTCCATCTACATATTCACCAAACTTATCCATAAATAATTCAAACTTTTTTTCTGCCATAGTATTAATAAGTTCAGCTCTTGATCCTGGAAGTTTATTACTTGCTAATTTGTTGCTTCCGAGTCCTGTAGGATCAAAGTAATTATCTCCTTGTGTAAGATTAATTATTCTTTCATTATGTATTAATTTTACATGATAATGTGGTTTACCATTTGCATGAAATGTACCAGTAGGTTCTACTATTAAATTTTTATAACCATTGTCTATTTCTTGTTTCATTATATCAGATATACTTACTGGTTTAGTTTTTTTACCATCTGGCGTTATAGCTTCAAAACCAAATCTTTCTTTTTGTTCTAAATCAGTTAAATTATTTTCTAACCAATTTGCTTGTGCCATTAAAGCTGAATCAAAACCTTGTCCTGTAAATCCTACTTCTTTTTCAAAACCATGTTTAACCATAGTTATTTCACCTGTACCATTTAATCTTGTTGCAGAATAACCTTGTCTATTCATTGAGTTTAGAGCTTGCATAGAAGCTTTATAAAATTTAGTTATTCCTTCTTTTGTATTAATATCTATTTCAGTATTTCCATACATAAGTGCTAATTGTCTTTTAGTGTTATCTAACCATAGACCTTGTACTTGTGGAGTCATTTTTGTACCATAATACCAGAAGGTTGTGCTTTCTGGTATAAACATATGTGCATATTTATTTTTACCTTTTGGAAATAAAGTTTTTTTTAACCACCAAGTATCTGTATTTATATCTTGCATATTAATAGTAAAACGTAAATTGTTTACTGCTGTAGTTAAATTATCATCAATATGTTTTGATATTTTATCAAAGTTAGCATCAAAATTTTTATCACCTTTAAACGTATTTAAAGTTTTAGCTTTAGCTTCATCTGATGCCATTGCCATTACGCCAAAGTCATTAGCTTTTATATAAATATCTTCTCCTTGTATTGGAACATAAGGGAACATATCTTTTGATTTTATAAAATTATATAAAGCTAAATTTTCTTCAAATTGTTTAATCATACCTGGTGTATTAAAATCAACATTGTAGTTACCTTCTAATTTTTTAATAATAGCTGTTGGTTCCATATTTTGATTTTTTAATAATTCCATAGCAGTACCTAATTGACCATTTTCTACATCTGTAATTTTAGGATCATTAATTCCATATCTTCTTAATAATGCTACTTGAAATAAATCTTCTTGTTCTTGACTTTCAAAATTGTCAATTATTTCTCCTTCATTTAAAGCTTTGCTTACTAATGCTTGTACTTTTATATTTTTATCTACAATATCTACAGCTTTGTTAAATTGAGTTTTTCCAATATTAGGCATATTATTAATTACCCAATCTGTTGCATTGCCAGATCCATCTCTAAAATTATGTACATCTAATATTGATCCTGCATCTTGCAGTCTATCTAAATCATAATTAACATTTGAAGTTTTTAAATTACTTAATTTAGCTCCTCTATGATCATCATATAATGATTTAATTTTTGTTATAATTTTACTTCTTGTAAATGGATTTCTTATATCGTTAGAGTATTTTTGAAATATAGGATTATCTACATTATCTGGTGTTACTGGTAAAGTATCATTACCTTGTGCATAATTAAGAAAATATTTTTGTCCATCTACATCTCCTATTTTTTTCATTATTGTAAAAACTCTAAGAGCTTCTAGTTCTATAATATCATTATCTAAATCTTTTTTTAATTTACTAGCTTTATATCTTTGTGTTCCAACACCAAGTTCTTCCATAGTGCCATAGTTATGATTTAAATTTACAAGACGTTTATTTCCAATATCACTATTTATATCCATTGCAGATAAAGTATTATTTGCAAGTATAGTGTCTAATTGCATTGAAGTTTCATTAAAAAAATCTGATTTTCTTTCTTCCCAACCTACTTGTAGTTCTTCTGTTTTTTTATTTTCATAATTAGTAGTTGCAAAAGATAAGTTAGCTAAATTTTTTTGTGCTAATACATTTTCTGCAATATTTCTAAATACAGGTGGTGTATTTGCTAAAGTTGTTTTTGAATAATTATCAACAGCATTTCTCATACCATCTGGATCATCTTTAAATTTTTCTCTAAGATCTAAATAATGATCTCTTGAATTTTTATTAAAATTGTACTGCCAATCAATTTTCATATCAGCTTCAGCAGTTTTTCTAAATGTATTTGCTATATCTGCAAGAGGTTTAGATATTTCTTTAGCTATATTAGTATCTGGAAATTTAGGTATACCAATATTATCTGCTACACTAGCTTTTAATTTTACAGTTCTTTTACCTTGTTTTAATGCCATTAAAATGATCCTTCTGTTTTAGTTCTCATTCCACCCATTTTAGTTGCATCACTATCATATCCATATTGACCTTTACCTGTAGTACCTCCTTGATATGATTTTGCATAAGATGCAGTTCTAAAACCAGATGCAGCAATACTTGCATAACCACCAAACTCTTGTGCTTTACCCATAACTTTAGTTGTGTAAATCATAGAGTCCATTTTTTGATTACCACGCATCATATTAAGTCTAATATTACCAATATCTTTTTGTGCTATTCTATCTATTTCTGTTTGTACAGATAAGAAACTTCTACTGCTATCATTGTAACCAGAACCTGCTTGTATAGCTCTATTAATTTTTTGTTTTTTTAGAGCTTCTTCTCTGACATCATTAGAGTCTTGCAAAGCTTTTAAACTATTAAATTTTTTTTCTGTTTCGTATTCTCTTATACGAGCTTTGTTAGCTGCTTTCTGAGCTTGTATACCTTGATATGTTCCTACAGCTTGAACACCAAAACTTATAACAGCTAATGTAACTGGATCAGCACTCATGCAAATACTACCTCCACACTCATTCCTAATACCTTCATAGGTAATGGATCATCTTGTGATAATGTAACTGTTGGACTTTTATCATAACCTAAAAAGAAAAATTCTTTTTTAGCTGTTACTGGATTTAGGTCAGAACCACCAGTGAAGTTAACTTGTTGGACTACTAAAGACTTGGCAGTTTTATCAGCGGCTTTGATAGTTAAGTCTAAAGTAGAA